AGCAGGTTAAAGCTGCTGCGGTTCTGAACAATGGCTTCTCCGCTGCTTTCCCGGGTGGTGATGGTGTTGCTCTGTTCTCGGCATCACATCCATTGATTAACGGTGGCTACAACAGCAACACACCAGCTACTGGCGCTGATTTGAACGAAACTTCTTTGGAAGCCGCTGTTATTCAAATCGCTGCTTGGACTGATGAACGTGGTCTGTTGATCGCCGCTAAGCCTAAAAAGCTGATCGTCCCACCTGCTTTGATGTTCGTTGCTACTCGTTTGTTGGAAACCGAACTCCGCGTCGGCACTACTGATAACGATATCAATGCACTGAAGAACAACGGTTCGATCCCAGAAGGTTATACTGTTAACCACTTCTTGACCGATTCTAACGGCTGGTTCTTAACTACCGACGTTCCTAACGGCATGAAGCATTTCGAACGCGCCCCGTTGACACAATCAATGGACGGTGACTTCGATACAGGTAATGTTCGTTACAAGGCTCGTGAGCGTTATTCGTTTGGTTTCTCTGATCCATTGGGTATGTTTGCTTCACCCGGTGCTTAATCAGGTGTAATCAGGTGTTTAAACGGGGCTTCGGCCCCGTTTTCTTTTATGGAGAAAGATATGAATGATTTTATGCAGAAGCAAATTGAAGCATCAGAACGTCTATACAACATGATGTTGACAGATCATAAAAACCGGTTTGAAAAAATTGCAGAAGTTTATGCGTTAAGCGAACATCTACAGAAAAAACTAAACGAGCGCGATGAAGAGATACGAAAATTAAAGCGATTATTGCAAGCGTACGAGACTATGGAGAGTATGTAGCTTTATTTCAAATCCGTCATATTTTTAGTGTAGGATAATTTACGCAGCCCTGTGCTGGTTGCTTTTTTGACTACGGAGATTATCATGATGGCATCTATTACTTTGTTGGTAAATGTTGAAGAATTGTTAGACGCGTTGGACTTGGAAATCGTTGATGAGCTGGATGAAGAGTACGATGTTGAGTTTGACGTTGATGAAGATGGCACTATTTGGTTCTACGATGAAGAGTCAGACGTTCTGTACTACTTTGACGAAGACTTGGATGACTGGGCCGAAGTTGATGAGGACGACAACGTTTGGTACGTTGATGAGTCAGGTGACGTCTATTGGTTCGATGATGAGTCAGATGACTGGGTTTTGTGTGAAGACGAAGAAGACGAAGAAGACGAAGAAGACGAAGACGACTCAGCAGCTTGGTAATTTAAGGGGCTTCGGCCCCTTTTTTCTTTTCTAGGCGTTCGTTGTGGTGATGGATTCGGTGACAATTTGCACACAATACTAAACACTTTTTTATTTCTTCCGCCGCCCGTTTGTAAGCTTTATTAGTTAATAATTTATGAACTTTGCGGTTATCTGGGTGCTTTTCAATATGGTGGAAATCTAGGGTAGCTGGGTGGTTTTGTCCACACTGTACACACGATAGTGTACTTTTAAATACTTTCCATTTTTCTTTTGCTGCTAATTTACTTTCCCGCGCTTTCTTTTGCCGCTCCTCTTTATTACGCGCATACCCTGCACGGTTAGAGGCATTTTGTTCTTTTTTGTCTTTGTAGGGCATGATGAGCGCATTGTACTTGCTTTTTAAAATAGGTGTGTTATAAAGTGAACATCCCGGGGAACCGGCGTATCAAACTGTCCCGGCAGACGACATACCGATTGATGCGCTTCACTTGTATGTAAGGAAAATATACTATGGGTTTCGCTACTCACCTTGGCCCTTGGCTATTGGGCACTGTTAAAAACACCACCGGCACTACTGCTGGCACAATCCGCAACATGGGCGCTACTGTTGTTGCTCAAGAAGCTAACGTTGTATTCGGCACTTTGACCGGCACCGCATTTGTACTGCCAGCAGGTGCTCTAGTTACCGATGTTAAAGTTGTTACCACAACCGTATTTAGCGCGGCTACTACCCTTAAACTAAGCATTGGCGGCACGGACTTTACGACCAACGGCACTATCACTTCTGTTGGTAGCGTAGCCCTCGGTGCAAACGCAACTACTCCGGGCGGCTGGTTAAACGTTGGCTCTACAGACGCTATTGTTACCTACACAATGGCTGGTACTTCATTAACCACTGGTGCGGCTACTGTAATTATCAGCTACGTTGTTTTAGCTTCTGACGGCTCTGCTAACCCTACTTCGACTCAAAACTAATTAGGGGGCCAGCATGGCGATGCAAACAGACGTTAAGGCGGCGCACATAGAAGAAACGGGCACTATTGTGTCTGAGCGTACTCGCTTAAAAGGCTATCAGTGTATTTCTGGTGGCACAGCTGGGGACGTTATTTTTAGAGACGGTGGAGCTTCAGGTGTTATTCGACTGCGCTTTAATGTTCCTAACAACACGAACAACCCTTTTGCAAACATTATCCCCGGTGAAGGTATTGTGTTTACAACGAATATACACGTAACCGTACCCGGCACGGCACCTAATGCAGCTAAAATAACGGTGTTCTATGGCTAAGTCACCAGCATGGCAGAGGAAAGAAGGCAAGAACCCCAAGGGTGGTCTAAACGCCAAAGGGCGAGCCTCCTACAACGCTGCGAATCCGGGGAAACCGGGGCTGAAAGCCCCACAGCCGGAGGGCGGCTCAAGGAAAAAGTCTTTTTGTTCCAGAATGGAAGGGATGAAAAAGAAGCTTACTTCTGCGAAAACCGCAAACGATCCGAACAGCCGTATTAACAAATCACTTCGTGCATGGAAATGCTGACATGGAAAATAACGACGTTGCCAAGCAATTGCTAGATGTGTTATCCGCTGGGGTAGGGTTTTTATCTTTTCTTAACTTACTATCCCCTCTATTTGGTTTGATTGCCGCCATTTGGACGTTGATGCGTATAGCTGAGATGGTTACCGGCAAGACGTTTTCACAGCTAATTGGCACTAAGAAAGGCAAGTCATGAAAAAGAAAGTTAGAAAATTTGCTGACGGCAACGTAGTACGCACACGTACTGACGACGAAATTGCGGAAGATAATAAAACCCCGTATGGTCGTTACATGCCAAAGATAAAGAAAAACGAAATGCTATAAACAGGGCGTCTTATGAGCGCAATAAAGAGCAGCGTCGAAAAAAGAGTCGCGAAAATAAAGCGGCAGCAAAACAAAAATGGCGGGAGTTTAAAAGTACACTATCGTGTGTACAGTGTGGACAAAACCACCCAGCTACTCTAGACTTCCACCATATTGAAAGGCGCCCAGATAACCGTAAAGTTAACAAGTTATTAACTAATAAAGCCTACGCACAAATAATGGAAGAAATAAAAAAGTGTTTAGTATTGTGTGCAAATTGCCACCGTATACACCACCACAACGAACGCCTAGAAAAGAAAAAAGGGGCCGAAGCCCCTTCTAATTAACACTCTACTTCTTCATCTTCTTCGTCGGTATACAAAACCCACTCGTCTGACTCATCATCATAGAAATAGATGTTTTCTAACTCGTCGAAATACCAAACTGTGCCATCTTCACCAACTTCGGCCCAATCTTCCAAGTCTTCGTCGTAATAGTAAAAAGTGTCTGACTCTTCTTCGTAATACCAAATAACGCCATCTTCATCAACGTCAAACTCAACGTCATACTCTTCGTCTAACTCATCAACAACTTCCAAGTCCAACGCGTCCAACAATTCTTCAACATCAACCAGCAAAGTAATAGATGCAATCATGATAAGCTCCAATTAATAGTAAAAAAACAACCCCCGCAGGTTGCAGAAATCATCCTACACCATGATTATGACAAATCAAAAACGGCTATTAATGAGTCACATGCGCTCTAATGACTCATAAGCGAGCAATTGGCGTTTTAGTTTACGTATTTCTTCGTCGCGTTCGTTTAGTTTTTTCTGCAAACTTGCGCTTAAATCATAAACTTCTGCAATTTTTTCAAACCGTTGTTTGTGGTCTGCCATCATCATGTTGTACAAACGCTCTGATGCTTCAATTTGTTTTTGTATAAAGTTATCCATAATTCCCTCGTTAAAATAAAACGGGGCCGCAGCCCCGTTTAAACACCTGATTACACT